CATCCGCAGCTTCATTTAGGAGAATATCCTGTAGATGATCCACAAGCACTTCGTGATCCACGACCCGACTCAGCAGAGTTGGTGGAGAGTAGAGATATACAGTTTGGGTGGGATCCAGTTGGTTTGAATGATCAATATGGATTAACACCTAATAATCTGGTAGGAACAACACAAGTTGGTTCCGTAACGGTTACCACCGGATAGGAGTATACCATGAAGAAGATGAGCAACATGCCAGCTAAGGCTACTAATACCCCAAAAACATACGGGCCTAAGCCTGATATGAAGGGCGTTAAAACTGACGGTGTAAAGGTTCGTGGTGTTGGAGCCGCTACTAAGGGCACCATGGCCCGTGGACCGATGGCATAAGACATGAATTATACCGAGCTGAAAACTAACATTGAGGACATCTGTGAGACAAGCTTCACAGACGATCAGCTCGCTATGTTCACTGAGCAGGCCGAGCAGAAGATATACAACTCTGTCCAGATCCCAGCCCTTCGTAAGAATGTAACCGGAACTACAACGTCTGGTAATAGTTACTTGGGGATGCCTTCTGACTTTTTATGGTCGTATTCTTTGGCTGTTATTGATGGCAGTGGACAATACCATTTTCTCCTTAACAAGGACGTTAACTTCCTTCGTGAAGCTTATCCAGCGGCTACGCCAGGAGGTTTACCAGCCCATTACGCTTATTTTGCCGATGGTAGCTTTATGTTAGGACCAACTCCTGACGCTGCATATACTACAGAGCTACATTATGGATACTACCCGGAGTCTATTGTAACCGCAGGCACCACATGGCTCGGGGATGAATTTGACTCTGCTCTTCTTAATGGTGCACTTATCGAAGCGATTCGGTTTATGAAGGGCGAGCCTGATCTTGTGGAGATATATGGTAAGATGTACGCACAAGCTGTAACTTTACTTAAACAGCTTGGCGATGGGCGTCTCCGCGAGGATACATATCGTTCTGGTCAGTACCGGCAAGAAGTTAAATAGGGGATAAGCAATGGCAATTACTCAAGCTATGTGCACATCATTCAAGCAGGCTTTGCTTGATGGTGAGATGGATTTTAGTTCTGATACAGCGCAGACATTTAAGATTGCTCTGTATACATCGTCAGCTACATTGGATGCGTCTACCACCGCGTATTCTGCTACCAATGAAGTTAGCGGTACTAACTATACAGCGGGTGGGAATACGCTCACTATTTCCACTAACCCAACTACATCAGGTACTACTGCGTATTTGAGCTTCTCGAATACAACGTGGTCTTCAGCTACAATCACTGCACGAGGTGCATTGATCTACAAGTCTGGAGGTTCTAATCCTGCTGTAGCTGTGTTGGATTTTGGTGGGGATAAAACCTCAACTGCTGGTGACTTCACTATCCAGTTCCCAACTGCAGACGCTAGCACCGCGATCATCCGCGTAGCGTAATATATCGCCATGGTCTATGTCTCTGGCTGGGGGCGCGGGGCATGGTCCGATGGCGCATGGGGTGAAGCACTTCCCATAGAAGTGTCCGGGGTATCTGCGTCTACTGCGTTAGGTACCGTAACTGTTACAGGTGCCGCTGTTGTTCAGCCCTCCGGCCTAGAAGCTACGACAGCGGTTGGATCCGTAACTATTGTTGCTGCCGCGAATGTAGCGGTTTCTGGTGTTGAAGCTACCACTGCGCTTGGTTCTGTAACGGTTTCTGCTGCTGCAGACGTCTCAGTAAGTGGTGTAGAGGCTACAACGGCAGTTGGGTCCGTAACCGTAACAGGCGATGCTAATGTCCAACCTTCTGGACTAGAGGCTACAACGGCAGTTGGGTCCGTAACCGTCACTGCTGACGCTAACGTATCGGTAAGTGGTGAAGAAGCTACAACGGCTCTTGGGTCTGTAACTGTTACTGGCGGGGCTGTTATTCAGCCATCTGGCCTAGAAGCCACTACTGCTTTGGGTACTGTTACTGCTACTGGTGGAGCTACGGTACAGCCTTCTGGTCTAGAGGCTACTACAACGGTTGGGTCTGTAATTGTCACTGGTAAAGCAGTCGTTCAACCTTCTGGTCTAGAAGCCACGATGGGTCTTGGGACCGTAACTGTTGGCGCTAATGCAGATGTAACCGTAAGCGGTGAAGAAGCCACTACCGCACTTGGGTCTGTAACCACAACGGCTGGGGCCGGTGTAGCAGTAAGCAGTGTAAGTTCTACGTTTAGATTAAGTAATGTATCTGTTACGGCTGCTAGCAATGTTTCGGCTGCTGGATTAGAGACTACAGGGGCTATTGGCAATGTTACCACTAGTACTGTAAACTCTATAACTGTTACAGGTGTTCGTGCTAGTGGAGTCTTAGGGTCAGTAGTTGTACTCGCGCCCGCAGGGGTTCCTGTAACGGGGGTCAGCGCCGCAGGTGCTATTGGGAATGTCTTTGTTTGGGATGAAGTTGATACAGGTCAAAATCCAAACTGGGCATCCATTAGTGATGGGCAAACACCTTCATGGGGGGATGTGTCCGATGGACAGACACCAAATTGGTCGCCAATAGACGCTTCCCAAACACCTAGTTTAGGGGTTATAAATACTACTCAGACACCTAATTGGCAGAATGTTAGTGGATTATAACTTCATATAGGTTATTATATGGCCATACGGCGCGGAGTGTAAACTATGACAACGCAGTACACGACTATTCTTAAACTAGCTCTACCCGTTCAGGGCGAGCTCAGTGGTACGTGGGGTGACGTTGTAAATGATAATATCACATCCATGGTTGAAGAGGCCGTTGCTGGCCGTGCTGTAGTTAACTCTTGGACTACTAACTCCCATACTCTGACCACCGCAGACGGTACTACTTCTGAGTCCCGTTGTGCAATGCTTGAATTTACCGATACTGGCGCGGCCCTTACAGGCAATGCGACGGCGATATGCCCCACTCAATCAAAAATTTATATTGCTAAGAACGATGTTGGAAGTAGTCGTACGGTAACTCTCAAAACTTCTGCTGGTACAGGTATAGCCATCCCTGATGGTAAAACTATGCTTTTATTCTGCGATGGAACAAACGTCGTAGAAGGTATTACAAATATCGAATCTTTATCGGTAGGTGGTTATACAGTCTCTCTTTCTGGCGCTGTAACTACAGCAGCGGCGTTTACTACCGCTGGTGCTAATGCATTAACCCTTACAACTACAGGTGCAACTAACGTAACTTTGCCTACTACTGGTACTTTAGCTACGTTGGATGGTACTGAAACACTTACAAACAAGACTTTAACTTCTCCCGATATCAATGGGGGTACTGTCGATAATGCTGTCGTAGGGGGCGCTACACCTGCTGCGGGTACGTTTACCACACTTGTCGCTAATACTAGCTTAGATATTGCTAGTTCAACTGTGGTTGACGGTGTTCTTGACGAAGACGATATGGTTTCTGACAGCGCCACAAAGCTGGCTACACAACAGTCTATTAAAGCTTATGTAGATAGCCAAGTCGGAACCGTAGATACTCTTGCTGAAGTATTGGCTAACGGTAACACTACTGGTGGTACTAATCTTGTTGTAACTGCTGGCGATACATTAACCGCTGATAATATTGGTGAGACAACCGCTACCTCTGGCGTAACTGTAGATGGTGTTTTACTTAAAGATGGTGGTATAACGCTCACTATCGACCTCGCCGTGGCAGATGGAGGTACAGGTGCAAGTACTGCCGCTGGTGCGCGCACTAATTTAGATGTAGACCAAGCTGGTACAGCGGTCGCAATGGCAATAGCACTGGGGTAATGTAGATGGCTAATAGCTTTAAACGTAAACTCTCTCGCAGCATTGGCACATCGCTTACTGCTGTGGATTCATACACAGTACCTTCCTCTACTGAGGTGACTGTTATTGGGCTGGATTTGGCTAACCGAACGGCTAGCCAGATACTCGTTGACGTTACGCTCAATGATGGCGCTAATGACACCTATTTGATCTACCAAGCGCCTATACCAAGCGGCGGCTCGTTAGTCGTGG